GACGCAACGTATGCGCAGTTCCGTCCCATGATCGTTGCCGCGCTCAGCGAGAACCGCAACCTCACCGATGACGAATGGGCGCAGGTGCATGCTGCTGCTCAGGCTGCGCATGACAACGCGGCGAATGCGTGATCCATTAGTGCGTCCAGCATGCCTTACAAGCTAGAGACGTGGCTTGCTGGCCGATGCCAGAAGAACAAATGGGCGCGAGAAGAAGCATTAAAGCGCAAGCGCGCGAGACAAGCCGCACCCAAGGATTCGGCTAAGCCTCCCCGCAAGACTGGCGGAAAGTGAGAAATGCTTGGCACCTCTGAGCTTGAGTGCCTGGTTGAGAAATGGCGAGCCAAGGCCAACGACTACCTCAGGACAGCCAAGTCCTATCAATGTCGCAGTCAAGCCGAGACTCGCGGTGGCTTGGTGAAGGGCGCATGCGTATTACGCATGTGCGCTAGTGAACTGGAGAGTGCTCTTGAGGGATCGCAAGCCGTGGCAAAAGAAACCCAGTGCTCCGAATCGCCTTGGCGGCAGGAAACGCCAGCGCAGGAACGAGCGGATCAAGCTCAGGGATAGATACACCTGCCAGGTCTGCCATCGCATCACCACCGATCTTGAGGTAGATCACATCGTTCCCCTCAGCCAAGGCGGCACAGAGGACGATGCGAACCTACAGAGCCTATGCTCCGGCCCCAACGGGTGCCATGAGCGCAAGAGTAGGGCCGAGCGCGGCGAGAAGCCCATTCAGACGATTGGTATGGATGGATGGCCGATTGGATTACCGTTCGCCGGCCGATAGTTACCAACAATAACGTTCAGCAACCGGGGCGGGCAGTCGAATACTTTTCGGGCTTGGCCACGGACACCGCGCCCGGTCCTATTTACGCGCAGCCGCAGAATTGACTTAGGGGGTATTGGTGACTGAATGGCCCGCAGACCGCGTAGAACGTCGCAGGACGGCCACGCTGGTTCCATACGCTAGGAATGCCCGCACGCACAGCGACGCGCAGGTGGCGCAGATAGCGGCCTCCGTGCGCGAGTGGGGCTGGACGGTCCCGGTTCTAGTGGACGAGGAAGGGACGATCATTGCCGGTCATGGCCGGGTGCTGGCGGCACAGGCCCTGGGTCTGGACGAGGTGCCGGTGATGGTGGCGTCGGGCTGGACGGACGCGCAGCGGCAGGCATACGTGCTGGCGGATAACCGGCTGGCGCTGAATGCGGGCTGGGATACGGAACTGCTGAAGCTGGAACTGGCCGACCTGAAGGCTGCCGATTTCGACATGGCGCTGATGGGCTTCGGTGAGGACGAGCTGGCCGAGGCGCTGGCCGAGAAGTCGGAAGGGCTGACGGACGAGGACGCGGTGCCGGAGGTTCCGGCAACGCCGGTCACGGTGTTGGGCGACGTGTGGCAGTTGGGCCGGCATCGGATCGTGTGTGGCGACGCAACATCCGTGGACGACTGGGCGAAGTTGGGCGTGGGCGATGGGTTCGTGATGTTCACGTCGCCGCCGTACAACGCGGGCGATGCGTCCGGGCTGCGCGACAAGTACCAGCCGGGCGTTCCGAAGACCAAGAAGTTTTATGACCAGTACGGCGATGACAAGTCGGGCGAGGAATACGAGCAACTGCTGACAGATACCGTCAATTCGGCATTCGCGTTCGTGGATACGGTGGTGATGAACGTGCAACCACTGGCCGGCGCGAAGCGCCCGCTGCTGCGTTGGATGAACAAGTTTGCGACGAATCTGGTCGATGTCATCACGTGGGACAAGGGCCACGCAGCGCCGCATATCCAGCCCGGAATCATGGCGAGCCGGTACGAGTGGATCGTGATTCTGTCGCGCGACGAAAACGCGACACGCGTGGTTCCGCATTCGTCGTGGCAGGGTAAGCATTCCAACGTGTACCGCGCGCCGCCGCAGCGGGATAACGAGTTTGCGGCGGTGCATGGCGCGACGTTCCCGGTGCATCTGCCGGAGTGGATCATCGGGGATCTGATGAACCGATGCCGGGGCGCGGTGGACTGTTTCATGGGAACTGGCACGACCATCATCGCTGCCGAGAAGTTAGGCCGCGATGCGTGCGGGATTGAGCTTTCGCCCGCGTATTGCGACGTGATCGTGAAGCGTTGGCAGGATTTCACCGGCCAGCAGGCCACGCTAGAAGGCGATGGCCGGACGTTCGAGGAAGTGAGCAGTGAGAGGAGCTAAACCAAAGCCGACCCACCTGAAGCTGATCGAGGGGAACCCTGGCAAGCGAAAGCTCAACAGATCCGAGCCGAAGCCGAAGGGGGCATTGAAAGATGCGCCGGACTGGCTCACTGACGAGCAAAAGGCCGGATGGGATTATGCAATCGAGCATGCACCGAATGGCCTGCTGAAAAAGCTGGATCAATCCGCGCTGATCGTTTGGGTCGTCGCCGAAAACCTGCACCGGCAGGCGACAATTGCCGTAGGCAAATTCGGCCTGATAACGAAGTCCCCGACGAAGGGCGAGCCGATGCAGAATCCGTACCTGCCGATCATCAACAGGCAGGCTCAAATCATGATGAAGGCCGCTGCGGAGCTAGGGTTTACGCCTAGCAGTCGCAGCCGGGTCGAGGTTCACGGTGACGAAGAAGAAGACCCGTCCGACCGATTCTTTGCCGGATAGGGTTAGGGATTACGCGGAGAAGGTCGTTGCTGGCGAAATTGTCGCTGGCCCGCATGTTCGCAATTCCTGCCGCCGTCACTTGCTGGATTTGTCGGAAGGATCGGCGCGGGGTCTGACATTCGACCTTGACGCCGCGAACCGCGCGTTCGACTTTTTCGAGGAAGTGCTGAAGCTGTCGGAAGGACAGTTTGACGGCCAGCCTTTCATCCTGCACGAATCGCAGGCGTTCATCATCGGCTCCATCTTCGGATGGAAGCGAGCGGATGGCACCCGCCGGTTCCGCCGAGCCTACATCGAGCAAGGCAAGGGCAACGGCAAGAGCCCGCTCGCTGGCGGCATCGGCCTGAAAGGACTTGTCGCTGACGGCGAGGCCGGCGCGCAAATCTACGCCGCCGCGGCAAAGCGGGAGCAGGCCGGCATCCTGTTCGCCGATGCGGTCCGCATGGTGAAGCAGTCGCCGGCACTGGAGCGCCGACTGGAGTTCTCCGGCGGCCCCGGACGTGAGTTCAACATCGCGCACCACAAGAGCGGCAGTTTCTTCCGCCCCGTGTCGCGCGATACCGGCAAGACAGGCTCCGGCCCCCGGCCATTCTTCGTGCTGGCCGATGAGGTCCACGAGCTGCCAGACGGCAAGATTCTGGAAATGCTTGAGCGCGGATTTAAGTTCCGCCGCCAGCCACTGCTTCTAATGACGACGAATTCCGGCACCGATCGGAATTCGGTGTGCTGGCAGGAGCATGAATGGGCGGTTCGTGTTGCCGCCGGGAACGAGGAGGACAATCCGGATGATGGGATCAAGTTCCTCGGTAAGCCGCTGGATGATTCGACCTTCAGTTTTGTTTGCTCTCTGGATCTCGGGGACGATCCGCTCAACGATTCCAGTTGCTGGCCGAAAGCAAATCCTCTGCTCGGCGTCACTATCACCGAGGAATATCTCGCTGGCGTAGTCGCTCAGGCGAAAAATATACCGTCCAAGCAGAACGGAATTCTGCGGCTGCACTTCTGCGTCTGGACCGACGCGGAATCGGCTTGGATGAGTCGCGAGGTCATCGAGCCATTGCTCGCAGAATTCGATCCGAAGCAGCATAAGGGTAAGCGCGTTGGGGCCGGTCTCGACCTGTCCCAGAATCGCGATATCACCGCGGCCGCCTTTGTCGTCGAGACGGGCGCTGTCGAGGTCGAGTGCATCGACCGCAATGGCGCCACGGTCACACTGAAGAAGCCTACCTTCGATGCCTGGATAGAGGCTTGGACGCCGGGCGACACGATGCGCGCGCGATCGGAGCGCGACAAGATTCCGTATGAGGTCTGGGCGCGGCAGGGATTCATCCATGCGCCGCCCGGCGAAAACATCAGCTTCCGCCATGTTGCACAGACGCTAGTCGAATACGACCAGGACTACGACATCGCGATCGTCGGCTACGACCGCTACGCATTCAAACGCTTCGAGGAAGACGCTGCCGATCTGAAATTGTCGCTACCTTTCGTCGAGCACCCGCAGGGCGGCACGAAGAAAGGCAAGCCGACGAAGGAAATGGAGGCGGCGGCGAAACGCGCCGGCAAAGAACCGGAAGGTTTGTGGTTTCCCTCAAGCCTGCGTGCTCTGGAAGAGGCTTTTATCGAGAAGCGCATCCGCCTCAGGCGGAATCCGGTACTCATCTCAGCCCTGATGTCTGCAGTCACAGAGCAGGACAAGTGGGAAAATCGATGGCTCACCAAGGCGAAGTCGGTGAATAAGATCGATGCGGCGGTAGCTCTCGTCATTGCATTCGGCTCAATGCAATCGATGCCTGCGAAGAGGGAGCCCATCAAGATATTCATGGTCGGCTGATGACCTGCAAGTTATGCGTTGGCGCCCAGCGCAAACTGGTAAAGCAGCTTTGTAAGAAACCCGATAGCAAATGGTGCAAGCGCGCGACAGCGAGGCTTGAACGCATGCTCAAAGCGGAGAAGAAATAATGGAAGCGCAGCGCGCCTATTCGTTATTCGAGGTGAAGGCGCTCGACAATGCACGCCGAACTTTTTCCGGCTGGGCTACGACGCCGGCGACGGATCGCATGGGCGACAACATCAATTCGCTCGGCGCAACGTTCAAGAATCCGCTGGTGCTGCTGCATCAGCACAATCATGAAGAGCCTATCGGGGCAGCGACGTTTAAGAAGCCGACGTCAAAGGGCATCGAATTCTCGGCCGAGATTCCGGTCGTGGACGAGCCGGGTCCGTTCAAGAACCGCTGCGATACTGCGTGGGGCGAGATTTCATACGGTGTGATTCGCGCGGTGAGCATCGGTTTCAAGCCGATCAAGTACGCGTTCAAGGAGGATGGCGGAATCGACTTTCAGCAGGTCGAGATTTACGAACTCAGCATCGTCTCTGTGCCAGCCCTCCCTGAGGCCGTGATTACCGCGGTGAAGTCGATGCGGCCAATTTCTGCGGACGTCATTCGCTCCATCAAGTTTGCAGACGCGCCAATTCAGCGCGACGGCTCCGTGAAACTCATTCGTTCAAATCGCGTCGGCTCCGTGAAGCTGACGAAGTAGCACTGTCGAGAAGACAGCGCCTGCCCGGTAGAGGGCGCATCCGAGCCGGGGCGTAGATCCCCGGCACTTTTACGCAGGCATCGCTTCCCTTTGCTGAGGAAGCCGTAGGGCTGCGCGCGACTGTCGTGAGACAGCCAATCGCATCGCGGTGACGCGACGCATTCCAAATCTGGAAACCAGCAACGTGAAAACGTATGCCGAGCATATCGCCTCGCTTGAGGCGACGCGCGCCGAGAAGCAGACGCGCATGAAAGCCATCCATCAGGGCGCGGTCGATGCCGACCGCACGATGGATACCGCGGAATCGGAAGAGTTCGACCGGCTGGACACCGAGATCAAGGCGATCGATGTCGATCTCGCGCGCACCAAGAAGCTGGAAGCGATCGACAAGGGATCG